CCTCGACAGGTACTGGCTGGCGTTTTCGAACCCGCGTCGCAACGAGGGGTATTTTTTCGAGTGTTTCCACGCCAAGCGGGATTTCTGGAAGAACATCCAGATCGACGCCCGCAGCGTTGAGGGCACCGACCAGCGGGTGTACCAGCAGATCATCGATGAGTACGGCGAGGACTCCCGCGAGGCCCGCGTCGAGGTGTACGGGGAGTTCCCCGCTGCCGGCGAAGACCAGTTTATTGCGCCGCGCCTGGTGGACGACGCCGTAAAGCGGCCGGCGTACAAGGATCCGACCGCACCGATTGTGCTGGGCGTGGACCCCGCGCGCAGTGGCGCAGACGCGACCGTGATCGTGGCCCGTCAGGGGCGTGATCTGGTGGCGATTCGGCGGTATCGGGGCGACGACACGATGACCGTGGTGGGACACGTGATCGACGCCATCGAGGAATTCCGGCCCGCGCTGACGGTGATTGACGAGGGCGGGCTGGGATACGGGATTCTGGACCGCCTGACAGAGCAGCGGTTCAAGGTCAGGGGCGTAAATTTCGGCTGGAAAGCCAAGTCCAGCGTGATGTGGGGCAATAAGCGCGCCGAACTGTGGGGCGCGATGCGCGACTGGCTGAAATCGGCGCACGTACCCGTTGACCGGCAGTTGAAAGCCGACCTGACGGGGCCGAAGACGAAGCCCGACAGCAGCGGAACGGTGTACCTGGAGTCGAAGAAGGACATGAAATCGCGCGGCCTGGCGTCGCCGGACGCTGCCGACGCGCTGGCGTGCACGTTTGCGTTCCCGCTGGCCCACAGGGAGTACAATGCCAAGGAGCAGCGCCGCTCGATCAGTGATCGCGGCGTGGTTTCGGCGGGTTGGATGGCTCACTGAGGGCCTCCGGGAGCGGTGATGGCAAAGAAATCCGTGTCTCTGAGCGTCGGCCGGGGCGAGAAATTGCCCACGTCGCAGGGCGCGGGCCTGACGGCCAAGGGGCGCGAGCGCTATAACCGCGAAACGGGGTCGAATCTCAAGGCGCCTGCGCCGAGTCCAAAGACTGAGGCGGATAAGGGCCGAAAAGCGTCGTTTTGCGCCCGGATGGGCGGCGTGGCCGCGAAGGCCAAGGACGGCGAGCGGGCCAAAGCCGCTATGAAACGCTGGAAGTGCTGAGTATGCCGCAGAAAAAACCCGGCGACCCCGGCCTCTACGCGGCAATCCACGCCAAACGCGAGCGCATTGCTGCTGGCAGCGGCGAAAAGATGCGCAAACCGGGCTCGGCGGGTGCGCCGACGGCCAAGGCGTTCAAAGAGTCGGCCAAGACGGCGAAGAAGGGGAAATGACATGCCTCTGGTGAAATCAGCGTCTTCCGCCGCGTTCCGCAAGAACGTGAAGGCTGAAATGCAGGCCGGCAAGCCCCAGAAACAGGCTGTCGCCATCGCGTACAACGTCAAACGTGAGGCGCAAAAGCCCGCGCCTGCGAAGAAGAAGTAATGGCCTCGTACAACCGCACCTCCGACCCCACCGGCATTGCTGGTGCCCGCGTGGCCGCTGCCGGTGGCAAACAGGACGCGGATTTTCTGGCCGAGATGCGTCAGCGCATGACGATGGCGCAGGCTGCGGTGTCGAATTCGCGGCAGAACGAACTGGACGATCTGAAGTTCTACGCCGGCAGTTCGGACAATTCGTGGCAGTGGCCGCAGGATGTGCTGGCAACCCGTGGCAGCGTGCAGGGCCAGACGATCAATGCCAGGCCGTGCCTGACGATCAACAAGCTGCCGCAGCACGTCAAGTCGGTTACCAACGACCAGCGCCAGAACCGCCCCAGCGGCAAGGTCATTCCTGCGGACGACAAGGCCGATCCAGAAGTCGCGGAGATTTTCGACGGCATCGTGCGGCACATCGAGTACATGTCCGACGCGGACGTGGCTTACGACACGGCCTGCGAGAACCAGGTGACGTTTGGTGAGGGCTACATCCGCATTCTGACGGAGTACTGCGACCCGGACACGTTCGATCAGGACATTCGCATCGGGCGCATTCGCAATTCGTTCAGCGTGTACATGGACCCGCTGATTCAAGATCCGTGCGGTGCTGACGCGCAGTTCTGCTTCATCACGCAGGATCTGACGAAGAAAGAGTACGAACGCCTGTACCCCAAGGCCGCGCCGGTTTCGACCCTGCTGTCGTACAGCGTGGGCGACTCGACGTCGGGGTACTGGCTGAACGAAAACATGGTGCGGATCGCGGAGTACTTCTACATTCAGAAGGAGCCCAAGACGCTGCACCTGTACCCGGGCGGCATGACTGCGTTTGACGGTTCGCCAGAAGACCAACAGATGCGCGCCATGGGCCTGATGCCCCTGCGCAGCCGGCAGGCCGAGCAGCAGCGCGTGAAGTGGTGCAAGACCAACGGGTACGAGATCCTCGAGGAGCGCGACTGGGCTGGCAAGTGGATCCCGGTGGTGCGCGTCGTCGGCAACGAGTTTGAGGTAGACGGCGAGATCCACATCAGCGGCTTGGTGCGCAATGCCAAGGACGCCCAGCGGATGTACAACTACTGGGTGTCGCAGGAAGCCGAGATGTTGGCTCTGGCGCCCAAGGCGCCGTTTATCGGGTACGGCGGCCAGTTTGAAGGCTACGAACACCAGTGGAAAACCGCCAACACGACCAACTGGCCGTATCTGGAGGTCAATCCTGACGCCACTGACGGCGCCGGCAACTCATTCCCGCTGCCGCAGCGTGCGCAGCCGCCGATGGCCCAGCAGGGTCTGATCGCTGCCAAGATGGGCGCCTCGGACGATCTGAAGGCCACCACAGGGCAGTACGATAGCAGCCTGGGCGCGACGAGCAACGAGCGCAGCGGCCGAGCCATTCTGGCCCGCGAGAAGCAGTCCGACACGGGCACGTACCACTACGTGGACAATCTGGCCCGTGCGGTGCGCTACGTCACGCGGCAGATCGTGGACCTGATCCCGAAGATTTACGACACGCAGCGCATCGCCCGCATCATCGGCGTGGACGGCCAAACCAAGATGGCGCGTCTGGACCCAATGCAGCCTGAGCCGGTGCGCGAAGTCAAAGACCAGTCGGGCGTAATTATCGCCAAGATCTACAACCCCGGCGTCGGCAAATACGACGTCGTAGTCACCACGGGTCCGTCGTACCTGACCAAGCGGCAGGAGGCGATGGACGCCATGTCGCAGATTCTGCAAGGCTCGCCGCAACTGTGGGCCGTGGCCGGCGACCTTTTCGTCAAGAACATGGACTGGCCGGGTGCTGATGAGCTCGCCGAGCGACTGCGCAAGACCATCGACCCGAAGCTGCTGCAGGATCAGGAAGACCCGGCGCTGCAGGCGGCAAACCAGCAGATCCAGGTGCTGACGCAGGAACTGCAGGGCATGATGCAGATGCTCCAGCGCGTGAACCAGTCGATGGAAGCGCAGGAACTGAAGATCAAGGAGTACGATTCCGAGACGAAGCGCCTGAGCGTGGTGCAGGCCGGCATGAGGCCCGAGCAGATCCAGGAGATGGTTATTCAGACCATGCGGGATATCATGGCGGTGGGTGACCTGCAGGCTGCGCAGCGCCAGTTCATGCCGATGGCCCCGGCTTCGCCTGGCGGCATGCTGGGTGCGCCGCAAACGATGCCCGAAGGAGTTCCGGTATGACGTGCGAGACGTTCATTGGCCACCTGTTCCTCGCGCGGGACGTGGCGCATTCTGCGCACCTCAACACGCGCTCGTATGCCAAGCACGTTGCGCTGAACGCGTTCTATGACGGCATCATTGACTTGGCGGACAAGTTTGCCGAGGCGTATCAGGGCCGGCACGGGTTGATCGGGCCGATTGAGTTGCAGCAGGCCGCCAAAACCAACAGCGTGCTGGAGTTTTTGCAGGATTCGCTGAAATCGCTAGAAGACACGCGTTACGACGTTTGCGACAAGACTGACACGCCGCTGCAGAACATCATTGACGAGATTGTCGGGCTGTATCTCAGCACCCTGTACAAGCTCAAATTCCTTGCGTAAGGAAACATCATGGCCGCGTACAACAAGTTCAACGACTTTTCTGAGCAGCTTGCAAACGGCGTTCAGAACTTCGCCACGGACGTCTACAAAGTCGCCCTGAGCAACACTGCTCCGGTGGCGACGAACACGATCCTGTCGGACATCACGCAGATCAGCGCGGGCAACGGCTACACCTCGGGCGGCTCCACCACGACGATCACCCTCGCAGAGGTCACGGGCACCACGACGGTCAGTGGCACCCAGGTGGTGTTTACAGCATCTGGCGGCAGCATCGGCCCGTTCCGGTATGTCGTGCTGTACAACGACACGACTTCGTCCCCCAGCAAGCCGCTGGTTGCGTGGTGGGACTACGGCAGCAGCATCACGTTGGCTGACGGTGAAACGTTCACTGTCAAGTTCTCGAACACCACGCCTGGAGCGATCTTCACGCTGGCTTGATCATGGTCAAGATCGACTTTCATTTTGACACCCCTCATGGGGTGTTCCGCGATGCCCTCCATTTGCCTGACGATCACGGTTTCACAGAGGCTGAGATCCAGGCGATGAAGGAGCAGCGGCGCGACAACTGGATTGCGGTTGTAAACGCTCCCCCTACGCCAGAACCTGAGCCTGAGTACATCGAGATTGATGGCGTCCGCTACGTGAGGGCGTAATCATGGCCGACAGGTACTGGGTCGGCGGTACAGCAGCCTGGGACGGCACTGCCGGGACCAAGTGGGCCACTACGTCTGGAGGGGCCGGCGGGGCAAGTGTTCCCACCAGCGCTGACGACGTTTTCTTCACGAATCTGTCCACCGGCACCTGTACCATCTCTACCGGCAACACCGGCGCCAAGTCCATCAACTGCACAGGGTTTACAGGGACGTTGGCGGGTAGCGCAGCCATCACCGTGTCTGGCAGCGTCACGCTTGTGGCGGGGATGACGGTGACGTACAGCGGTACGCTTACGTTGAATGCAACGGCTACGCTGACCACGGCAGGGAAAACTATCGGACCGTTGACGATCACAGCAGGGGCGGGCACTGTAACTCTAGGCAGTGACTTGACTTCATCGGGCGCAGTAACAGTAAATTCTGGAACTTTTACTACGTCAGTTAATAATTACAATATTACTGCAACAGTATTTGACTCCAGCAATAGCAATGTACGAACTATTACGCTAGGTTCGTCTACACTTACTTTAAGTGGTTCTACTCCTATAGGATTTTCGACAAACACAAATCTTACTTTTAACGCGGGAACTTCTACAATTAATGCAACAGCGGCAGGTCCAACTATTGCTGGCGGCGCGGCTTCTGCTACAGGGGTTACGTTTTACAATGTAGCATTTGCGGCGGGCGGATCTGGAATTGATATTAGAGGTATCAATACATTTAATGATTTTACAGTAGCCGCACAGGCGTCAGCAGGAGTTCGTCAAGTCACCTTCGACTCCCGCCAGACCATCAACGGCACCCTCTCCACCACAGGCACCGCAGGCAACCGCAGGGTCTGGTTTAGAGGCGTCACTTACGGCATCGCCCACACCCTCACCGTCAACGCCACACCGAGCCTGACCGACGCAGACTTCCGAGACATCTACGTCATCGGAACCGCCGCGCCCATCAGCGGCACTCGTGTTGGAGATTTGCGCGGGTGCAGAGGCATCACCTTCAGCACGCCAAAGACCGTCTATTGGAACTTAGCTGCTGGTGGCAACTGGTCTGCCAATGCTTGGGCTGCAAGCTCTGGCGGCGCGGTCAGCACGAACAACTTCCCGTTGGCCCAGGATACAGCGACTATCGAGAACACAGGGCTGAATACGTCGGCTACGGTGACGCTTGATAGCGCGGTTCCGTACACAGGTACGGTCACGATGTCTACGCGCACGAATGCGATGACGTTGGCTGGATCGACGGCTTATACGGTGTATGGAAATTGGGTGCTTGGTAGTGGGGTAACTCAAAGCTATTCTAATATCTTGTCATTTTCAGGTCGTAATACGCAGACTATTACTAGCGCCGGAAAGACTCTTTCAGGTGCAATCACCATCGACTCCTACGGTGGCTCAGTCGAACTTGCTGACGCGCTGAACATTGGCTCCAACACCCTCACCGTCACCAACGGCACCTTCGACACCAAGAACTTCAACGTCACCGCAGGCTCTCTGTCGTCCAGCAACAGCAACGTCAGGACGATATTGCTGGGGTCGAGTACGGTGACGTTGAGCGGCGCTGGCTCAATAAATTTCAATGTAGCAACCAATCTTACATTTAATAGAGGCACATCTAGTTTAGTACTATCAGGAAGTAATACGTCATTTAGCGGCGGCGGGCAAACATTTTATGACGTAAGTTTTACTAGCAGCGCGGCCACTGATTCCACAATTAACGACTCAGCTACGTTTAATAACTTATCAATTACGGCGACAGCAAGCACTGGATTGCGCGGTTTTGTGTTGTCTGCAAACCAAACCATCACTGGCACCCTCACCGTCGCCGGTGCCACAGCCGTACGACGTATTTTCGTTCGCTCCAATACCCTCGGCACTGCTCGTACCCTCACCGTAGGCACGCTGTCGGCTACAGACTGCGACTTCCGCGACATCACCATTGCAGGCACCGCAGCAGGCTCTTCTCCGACCCGTGCAGGCGACTGTGGGGGCAACAGCGGCATCACGTTTCCTGCGGTCAAGACCGTCTATTGGAACCTCGCAGGTACTCAGAACTGGTCTGCTACGGCATGGGCCCCAAGCTCTGGAGGCTTGCCTGACATCAATCAGTTTCCGCTGGCGCAGGACACGGCGGTGTTTGACAACACGGGCAGCGTGATCC